GTGGTGCGGCGGGCTTACGGCGACGAGATTGAGGAAACCGAAGCAACGTTTTCGGTGGCTGACGCGAAACGCGCGAAGTTATGGGGCAAATCCGGACCGTGGACGCAATACCCAAAGCGGATGTTGGCAATGCGTGCCCGCGGTTTTGCAATCCGTGACGCTTTCCCGGACGCCATGCGGGGCATGATTACGGCAGAAGAAGCGCAGGACTATCCGACCAAGAGCGCGCCGCGCGACGTGACCCCGGTCGAGGATCCGAAGCCAGAGCCAGCACCAGAGCCAAAGAAGAAGGCCAAGGCCAAGCCGGTCGAGGATGCCGTCGAGGTCCAAGACGTGCAGCCATACACGCTGCGCGACCACGAGGGCAACGCTCTCTCGCAGTATGAGATCCACGACGAAGCGATCGCGCACCTGGTGCAGAAGCTCAAGCAATACGCCAAGACCAAGATCAATCGCGCCGGCCAGCCCGTGACCGCGGAACAGCGCGCCACGCTCGCAGCGCAGCTAATCAAGGCCAATGAGGATATGATAGCGGATCTAAGCGCGCACGGTTTGGAGCGGTGGCAGGCGATCGAGGACCAGATCTTTGCCGCATTGCAAGAGGAGAAAGAAGCCAATGGCTAAGGCCAAACAACGCCGCGAGGAGGTGGCAGGATATCTGCAAGAGCACGATGGGCAGAAGATTCGGCAGCGCCACATCGCCGCCAGCCTGGGCATATCGCAGCAGATGATTAGCCGCGTGCTGTCGAACATGATTGAGGAGGGCGCCGTCGCGCGCTCTCGCAACCTGGGATATCAGTGGAGGGGCGACGATGAAAAACCCGATCGATGAAATCATGGCGATTGACTTGGAGCCGTATCGCAAAGCGCGCAGCCTTGGACACAGTGCCGATCGACAGCAGCGCCAAGCCGGCGAGGATCTTGACGAGGCCAGCCGCAAGGCAGTCCAGCGATTGCAATCTCGCGCGGCCAAGATCGTAGCGCCGCATTTTATTGAATGGCGCGATGGATCCAGCGGGTTATCCATCAACCACACGGATTGGAACGTTCGCCCGCACCTGAGCGGCGAGATCCTGCCGCACAATAAGGGCGCATATACCAAATGGGCGCGCGCGACGATCACTTTCTCGATCACCGGCAAAACACTCGAAGAATACGACGCGGTTTTCCGCGGGCTGAAACGCGCAGCGGACGAATTGGCGGCAATGCTATACGCCAAGGATCTCAACGATGACTGAATACATTACGCAAGATCAGGTCGTTGCCCATCTGCGAGCGATCGCCAAGGCCGACACGCAATCCAGCCTGGCTAGGCAAATCGGGATCTCGCGCAGTTTTATGAGCGAGGTCATCACCGGCACGCGACCGCCAACCGGAAAGATCCTGGACTATCTGGGGCTGCAATCGCGCACGGTTTATGTGGAGGCATACCGAGATGATACCCCCGCGGATTGATCTTTTCTTTACGATGTATGCGATCGCGGCGGCGGCCGTTTCAATGTTGGCCCTGGCCGCAATCGCTGCGATTGTCATTTACGCCACCAGCGCCAGGCCGGTGCAGTATATCATCGATCCAGCCCTGGCCTGTGTCGCAATCGAGCGCGGCGAATGGCACGACATCCACGGCTGTATTTTGCAGGAGATCTAATGGACGACGAAACCACAATCGAGGATCTGTGCCGACCGCTATCTGCAAAGGTCATGCCCAGGTCAGCCTTGTTCAATCAGAGTCATGAGCCCATGAGCGCGGAGGAGGGAATGCGCCGGGCCCGGCAGGCACAAAGCGAACGCTTTTACCGCAAGAAAAAATTAGCCGAGAGGAGTAAGAGCAATGACACCTAGCCGTCACGCCGCGCTGCGAGCGCACCCGATCCCGCCCGCGCACCCGGCAACGCTCAAGCTATTCCCAAGCGATCCGGACGTGTGCAGGCGATTGGAAGAATGGATGCTGGAAGCAATGCCGGCATACGCTCACAAGGAAAACAAAGCAGCATCCGTGCAGTTCACAGGCAAACCCACAGACAGCATGAGCGGAGAAGAACGCAAGCGTTGTATGACGACAAGGCAAAGTCTAATCATGTCGGCAATCAAAATCATGAACGGTGCGGCTACATCTATCAACCTATCGCATCAGCTACGGTTGCCCAACGCTAGCGTTCATCGCACGATCACGGATTTAATGATCGCCGGCAAGATCGAGGCAATCAATCCAGCGTCGAAGCCAATCTATTACAGAGAAAAAACCCCCGACCGCTAGGGCCGAGGGAAGTAGGATACACTCAAGCACAGGGAATGCGGTGTATCACCGGGAAACCCCCGGCAGGTATTGCCGTCATCGGCAATCAGAGAGGCCAGCGCAGGGCGTTAGCCAGGTCGGCCAGGAGATGAGGCCAGCGCGATCGAGGGATCTCCGCAATCATCTCCCCGTCTTTGTATATCCGCAGGCTTTGCATAGACAGATGCCAGGAGATCACGGGCGCCATCCGCAAAGCCTTTCGCCAATCGTATTGTGAACCAAGATCTGACGGGCCGTGTCGCTTGTCAGATCATCCTGGACGCTAGGCCGGATCGGCTGTGCCCAATCGCACGATTCATGGATCACGCATCCACCGAGTAAGAGCCCGGTGCATATCGTCATCGCTAATCTGGCGGATCTCATCATGAATATTGTGCGCCTCTTGCATCGCGTCCAGCCGGCGCGACGTGCGGTCGGCCTCGGCCTGTTGCTTGCCCTCGCGCTTGCCAACAAGCCAGGCTGCCAGGATCGCAGCAATCATGCCGCCGATCGAGACCAGCCACAAGCGGATCCGCGTCATCGCGCACCCTTCCGGAAATCCTTAATCCGGTTCCAGAAGAACCAGATCCCGAACGCACCAAGAACGACACCGGCAATGACCGCGATCTGTTGCGCCTGCCCATCGAGCGCAGCGATCCCCGTGACGACAGACGCAGCACCCGCGCCAACCTGGCCGATCGACACCTGGCCCGTCTTGGTGGCCGCTGGCCGAGAGCGAGGAGCCTGGACGCGACGCACGCCAAGCAGGCGATTGTTTGCATACCGGGCGATCGATACCGCGTTGCCCTGGTTGCCGCCCAGAACGAGGATATAGTCGCCCTGGACCCCGGCATAGAAGCCAACGTGCCCCTGCCACCCGTCGCGAGATCCGCGCCAGAAAACCACCACGTCACCGGGCTGCGCGTCATCGAGCGAAACAGCCTCGCCCCATTCAAGATAGCTGCGCGCGTTCAAGCGTCCGGTGCCCTGGATCCCGACCTGGGCCAGAACAGCGCCAACAAACGAGGCACACCAAGGCGTTTCGTCATCCTGCACCCAGCCGTTGCCAGTGGCCGCAGCAAACTCAATGATCTTCGGGTTGTGCCTGGCACCCGGATATTCTTCTAGGCCAAGATATTCATGCGCCGCTTCATAGATCGCCTGCATCAATTGGCCCCCTTCGCGCGACTTTCCAAGAGCCGATCGAGCTTTGAATCAAGAGCCTCAAGCCGGTTCATCACGCGGTTGATATCCGCATGGACTTCGCCTTTCGTGATATATTCTTTGGCCATCTCTTCGCGCGTCCGGTTCAATAGGATTGTGACCCGCTGCAATTCCGCGATGTAATTGCGCAGGATCCAGCCGACAATACTTAGAAAGAAAGTCAGCCCCGCCGACCAGACAACGCTAAGATCTGCCATGACGCCCTCGTTTTTTTATGGCTTCGTCGGCCAGGTTATGTTGAAAGGGAAGCCGGCTTGGGCGGGGATATCTCGCAGCGCCTGGCGGTAGTCAAGCCAGACCAGGGGGATCTGGATCCCAAGGCCATCGGCCGCATTTTGCTCAACCGCTTTTGTTACGATCCAATCCGATTCCGCCAGTAGATCGTCCCGCCGTGCGCGCATGTTGGCCGCGGCTTCATCTGTCGGCCTGGCCGAGACGGTCCAAGTTTTCTCCCACTTGCCACCGATCGAAACGAAACCGCCATCCTGGACGCTTTGCAATTCCGGAACCGTCGCGGGCTTCGGTTGGATCGTGTAAGGAAAGATCTGCATTTCTGCCAGGCGAGCCTCCGGGATCACATCCGGAAATGATGTATTCGGATTGTCGGCTTTTAGCTGGCGCAAGGAGTATTGCGTGAACTGGCCGTCTATGATGCGAAGAAGGTTCATCTATCTAACTCCTCACTGCAACGACGCAAGCACAGCGGTGACGCCGCTTGACGTGCTGTCGCTGTCGATTTGAATATCTCGCGGCGTTTCACCCGTGGCGATTGCTTCAAAGAAAACGGTCGTTGATCCGTCACTACCAACCGCTTGGATTTTCGAGTTCACGTCTATACCCACGTTTGTGTAGGTGGCGGGCGAACCAGCGTCATCGCCCCTGTTCCTGTGGCAAGACACGATCATTCCCCCGGTCACGGTGTTTGCATCAAGGTCAAAGGGAAGACTGTTATCAGTCGCTGTATCTACCGCTGTCGTCGAAGTTAATCCCGTTATGCCGAGGACCACCACCTGAAGGTAGTTTGCCACTCCATTAAGCCCTACTAGAAGGTCGGGGGTAGTATCATTAGCTTCGAATACGTAAATCGCCGACGCCTCCCTACCCCCGGTATTACTGCGAACAAGTGCTGGAACATCAATCTCACTCCCACCATCCGGTGCATAGGTAAGGACTGAATCGAAGCGCAGAGAGCCGGAAGTGTTTTTTCTGGCGCCACAGCAAACGACAATATGCTCAAAATCTCCACTTAAAGACGGCGTAAAGTTGTAGCCATTGTCGTTGGCCTCATTAACGTAAGTATCGCTAGACACAACGGATGGACCAAACGCGCCACCGACAAGACCCCCTGCGCCAATTGTTTTATGCCAGAGCATTACGAGCCATCTCCAACAAGCGCGCCGTAGAGGGTGGTCGATACTTTCCAAAGAGCAACCACCGTGTAGCCTGTCGTGGCAAGCGTGGGGGCAGAGCCGCCGTTGTTGACCCAAGTGGTTGTCGGCCATGTGATTGTGTAAGCAGTGCCATCATCAATCATCAGCGTGATTGCCTCGCCC